CAGCGTCTCCCACAGCGGCGGATCTGGCGGTGTTCCGGCCCGGTGTACATATTCGGCGTAATACATGGGATTCTCGATAAACAGCGCCATGCGGCCGGGCGATCCGTCGAAGATAATAGACCACCGATCCCGGCTTGTTCCTGTATCTACGGGCCACTTGTTCCGAATATAGGCGAGCATTAGCGCCGTCCACCGATACACCACGTCCTCTTCGTCTGGCGTAGTGGGCCGCGGCCGGCCGCCGTTCTTTTTCGTTATGTAGTCCTCGATCGTCCTTAGGCGTATGTCGACTAAGACGGCCATTAGGGCGTGAGGTCCAGCTCATAGATCACGTCGAGGCTAAACGCCTGGATCAGATACGCACCGCCGCCGGCGTAATCGGCGCCCACGCTCCCAGCGTCCACGTTCGCGTCCCTGGTTAGCGTGGTGTCTGGCGTGCTAATTGATTTCAATACGCTGTGAAGATCGCTAAGCGCTTGGCTCGGGGCCTCTTGCCCGCTGTTGGGTTTGAGCTGGTGGCACAGCTCCACGCGTAGCCGTTGCGCAATGCGTAGCCCAGAGGTGTCCGATCGGCCGCGGCTCGTCTCTGGCGCTGGGCTTAGCCCTTCGACCTTGACGGAAAACGAGCGGTTGATCCTTGGAGCGGATTCGTTGCGCACTCCAATCGGCGATCGGGCTTCGACTAGCCCGCTAACTGCATTGAGCCGGGCGATCGTCGCCGTGAGTGCGGCGGCCGGTGTCACGTTATCCCCTTCCGCTTCGGCGGCCTGAAGACAGCATAATCACGGCCGATGTCGGATTTGACGTTGCCGTTACGGCGTTCCCCTCGTCGTTGTCGATCCGGCTACGGATTTGCAGAAACGCCCGCTCGAATTGATCGGCGTAGCGGGTAGACAGCTCATCGTATCGATCGGCCGGGTCGAGCAGTGTCGAGAAATCCCGAAACGCGTACGACAGCGACAGTAGGATCAGCGGATCGCGTAGTGCGGACATTGTCCGGAGACGCCAAAACGGTACGCCCTCGCTGTACATGCGCCCGGTCAATGTGGCCCACGCGCCGTCAATGTAGCCCTGTGTGGAGGTGATCCCAGAGGGTAGTAGGTTGGCGATGTCGTGGTGCCGAGCCACAAGGTCAGTGTGCCCAATGGGGGGATAGACGCGCGCCAAGCACAAAGCCGCGTCGTTGTAGAAGCTGTGGGTCTGTGAGCTGATTACCGCGTCAAATTTGACCAGCCACCCAGAGCCGTAAGCTTCGGACTGGAGCACAGTGGAGCCAATAGCGTAGGACACTTCGCCGCCCGACACGGTGGCGGTTTGCGCGTCGATCTGTACAGAGCCGCTCGGGTCATACAGGCTAAACGTTGCCGAAGCGATCGAAGCGTCCGACCCACTACGCTCGAGGTCCACCGCTACGGTCTGGGCGGCGTCCCTCTCTATGATCGTGGGACCGTCCCACCGTGCCGAATATCGCGTCTCGACGCCCATCTATTTGCCCTTCCGGCGTTTCTTCTCGTCGCGTTGATCGGCCTTGATCGCATTCTCGCGGGCCAGCTTTTTTGCGTAATCCGGCTTGTTTCCATGCTTTACGAGCTGGGCAACAAAGCGGTCCATGCCCTCGCGGCGGCCTTTAGTCTCACCCATTGGCGGCGGCCTCTTCGCTCTGTGGCGTTAACTTCGGCTTGGACTTGCGGGTCCGTTTCTTCTTTGTGGTGGCCGCGGGCTTCGCCGCCTTCGCCTTCTTCGCCAGCTCGGCACTGTTGGCGGACCAAGCCGCCTCCATGTCGGCGAGCGTTTTAACGGCGGCGTCGTACTTGTGTGTGAGCTGCGGGTTGCTGTGGATACGGGCGCCCAAGCTGTTGAGCGTCCGTTTTTGCCGAGCGTGGATCGCGTCGTAGATCTGAACCAACATGGGCGCGATGATCCCAGAATCCCGAACGGCCGCGCGGAACGCTAACCACTGGGCCTTGACCTCTTCACCGGTGTCCCAAAGGACTTCGTCGTTGGGTAGCACGGTGGCCGACTCGCAGAAATCTACGTACCACCGGCGCCCGCAGCGCGTGGTGTAGTAGCGAACGTAATCGGCATACTCCCCTAGGCGTTCGTCCCCGGGCCGGATGTAGGTGCCGCCCTTAGACGAGACGCCGGCCAACACGCGCGACATGTCGAGGTCTTCGCCAACGCCGTTACAGCCGGGTTTGGCTACGATCCTCTTGAGGTCTGGTAAAAATCCATGCTCGGTACCGCCCCAGCTCCAGGACCGCGGGTAGGTCACATAAACGAATTTGGGCGGTGGAACCTTGCCGCGTGGGACCGGTAGCCCGTCGGGTGTTTCGGCGGTGGAAACGTCGCGCGCGGGCTGTGACAAAACGATCGGCTGTGGCATGAATTCCTCGATAGAAAAAGGGGGCCCGCCCAAGGGAGAGAGGCGAGCCCCCAACACGGTTAGGCGTCAGAAACGATCCCGCACCCGCGCAGATCCTCTGCTTCCACGACCGCGGGGTATAAATTAGCTACTGCACTAGTGAGGCCATTCGCACTGTCGCGGCTGGCTTCTACCAACAGATCGCCCGTATCGATTAGGATATTGTCGGCGGGGATCTGACCTTGCAACGCGGCGATAGGTGCCAGCGTGTACGCAAAGCAACCGTCTGCGGTCATAGCCCCGCACCGGTCAAGCCCACCGTTTACGGTGGTAACAGAATCGGACTGGTAGAAATCGATCCCGTTCCAAGTGCCTTGGTAGCCCGGCCCTTTGACGCGCAACATCGAAGCGGTACTAGCCTGGTACTGCATACTGCCGGTTTCCGCTCTTAGGCTGTCGATAAAATCGGACATCTGCACGGGATGAAGCACACACGTTGACGGGGTAGCGTTGTTGTTGTTGAGGCTGAACATAGCCTCGTAAATTTTGGCGACGTTGAGGTCAACACCGGTTTCTTCAACGTTGGTAACAATGCTCGAATAGAGCGCCGTAACGAGGTCCGTCATGGTCAAGGCCACGCCGTCAACGAGGTTTTGAACCACGGTATTAACGTCGATTGGCCCACCGGAGACGCCGAACAAATCAGTAACTTGGTAAATCCGAAGGTACCGCGCAACCGTCAACGTGAATTTGCTGGTGGTGTATGCGCTGTTGGATGCACCACCGGACGTCTCCGAAGAGGCCGCGGCGAAGGCGCCGGGGACGGCGTTCTGGGTAATGTCCATGGCGGACGATCCCCAGGCGTTCCAATCATACCGCGTCATGGTCGCGCGCAGATCGGTGGGGTCGTAGAGCTGCTCGGCAACAAGTGCGGAAAGAACAGCGGAGATACGGCCACCGGCCGAAGATAAAGCAGAAAAGGTAATTTCGTTAGCCACGGTATTGGCTCCATTTGGGTAAAGGTTTTCGATCCCCATACGCTCATGTCGGAGAGCGAAACCGTGGCGGGGTTGCTAAAACCCTATCACGATCTACAGCTTGATCGCACCCTCGGCCACAAGCTGGGCAAGGATCGCGTCCTTGTTTGGCCCAAGACCACGGCCACCGGCCTTGCCCCTTGCGGCCTTAATCTCTGGGGCGCCCCACTTTTGACCGTTATGCTCGGCCGGTGCCACAGCTCCGGCGTTTGGATTGCCCACCGCGGCGGGTCGGGCTTCGGCGGCCGGGGTTGCTTCGGCCGGTTTCGGCTCGGCCGCCGGTTGAGACGGTGTCACCAGGTATTGCCTAAGCAATGGCGACGGCTCGGCCCGCTGGGCTTCGATCCAACCGTCGAAGGTGTCGCCCTCTTTTTCGGGCTTCCACCGGGAGCGCACAAATTCGCGTACCTCGGCGTCGTTAACTCCGGCGCCAATCAAGGCCAGGTCTTGGGCGTGCGTGGTCGAGCTGGCGGCGTGCGTCTCCTCGAGCGTTTTGTATTGCGCCTGTAAATCCTGAAGCTGTCGAAGGGCGCCGGCCACAGCCTCTTCGGCCTTCTTGCGGCGATCGGTTTCCTCGCGCAATCTAAACGACGGCACCTGTTCGATCTTGTCTAGCGTCTTCTCGTTGGTTTCGTCGGCCATGGTTAGCTTTCCTCTCGCGCTGTATCGCCGCGCGTGGCGTTGGTAAGGATCGAGGCAACGCGATCGACAGCCAACAGCCGCTCCACCGCGTCTTCATCGCTGGTTATCTCCGGGTGTAAGCGCCGGATCCCATCGATCCGGCTAATAAGTCCAAGCTGCAGCTCGGCCGTTACCGTGTCGATTTTCGCTTTGCGCTCGGCTTCCGTTTCGCCCACACCTCGATACATGATCGAGTAGTCGCGCGGGTCCTCGGGTAGCCCACCCGGGCCGTATGCGTTTGCCAGCTTGGCCGCTTTGCTCAACAGCTCTTGGTCGCCCATGCGCAGCGACGGCTCAAGCGCTCGTTGCTTGCGGCGCTGTCCTTCGCGGCTAACGACGATCGCATAGCCAGATTGAGCGCCCGTCATTTGCAGATCGCTCGGGTTGAGGCCGGCATAGGTTGACAGTCCCTGCTCGTACGTCTTGAGCGCTTCGGCCGCGGATCGTGGTTCCATAGCCGCCGAGAATTGCGACAGCGTGCCACCGGTTGCCCCGGTCGAGGTGAATTTCAAGATCGACTTGCGATCGGTGGGGATCACCTCGACCGGTACGCCCGAGACGTTTTTGGTAATCCCGGCCTGGGATCCCACGTCGAGCGCGTAGCGCTGTGGGTGCGCGCAACTGTTGAACCCATCGGTCCAATGTGACCATAGCGAGCACAGCCGGAGCGTACCGCGCACCAGCTCCACACCGCGGCGCCATGCCCACAGCGAAGAGCCTACGCGTTGGTGGTACAGCACGTAGGGCAGAACCGGAGCGCCGCTTGTGTCCCGGTACGGATACGAACCCGCTAGCTCTGGCGAGAATTGCGCGGTGGCGTCTCGTCGCACGCCGCGATCGTCTACGACATCGATCCTATATATAGGTGTCGCAGGGTCGGAGATATCCCACACATCCCACGTCCAGGTTGTAGTGCCATCGGGCAACAGTCGCGGCCGGACCTCTTCGACGCGTACCGGGCGATCGGGCTGTGCCGGGTCTGCGGTTAGTACAACGGTGTCGGGCGGCACCGCTCTATAGGTCGCCTCGGTTGCACCGTTCCAATGCGCCCAGTCCACGCGCACTAGCGTCTCGTTTAGCGCCTGTACGTAGAGTCCGGTTTGGACTTGTTGCGGCCACAGCCGCGGTGTGACGATCGGCGATAGGTCGACCTCTTCGGAGGTCCGCACCTCGGGTGGTGTGCTGTATGCCGTATTGAGCTGTTGGCTAACCATGAGAAACGTGTTGCGCGATAGGTCCGGAGATATCTCGAGGTCTACCGCTATCTCCAACGCAAACATCGAGCGTATATCGTCGCGCACGTCTTCTTCGTGGGTGCCCTCTAGGATTCTGATCCGCTGGGCTTGGTCGTCCCAGCGCTTGCGATCGTCTTCGTCGGCCGG